TTGAACATCTTTAGCATTCCGCTAAAAAACGATTCAACGGTCATATCAGGAACATAATTTAAAACGCTTATTTGAGCCGTTATATTATATGAAGCTCTTGCTTGAAATATATTTGTATATGTTTGGCTTATTGCTAAAGCCTCAACTATATACTGCGCTTTTTGAGCATATTGAATAAAAAAGTCAAACGTAATGCTTGTGGTGGCTCTTATAAAAAATTGATATGTTCTTGCCGTTGTAACCGAAGCATTTGAAATAGTTAAACCTGTAATTAATCCTCCTCCTGAGCCTTCTAAAGTTTGAATCAGTTGACCGTCTTGGTGTACATCAATGTAATAAGTTACATTAGCATCACTAACATTCTGAACATTGAAATTTATTTCGTGTCTTGCAAAGTGAAAAGTTCCAACTCCAAAAGCTGCTTGGTCAGGAAATGTTGTTTCAGGATTGTAATTGTTGATTGTGAGCGTATCATTTGCAACGCTAAAAAAATCGCTTGCTGCTAAACTTGTATTGTTGTTTTGAGAGCCAGCATTTATTATTGTTATATCGGCAAGAGCTGGAGGAGTATTAAATACAAATTCATTCGCATTTTTGCAATATAAAAAGGCGTTTGTAAATCTCTTTGCTCCTAAAAAAGTACCTTGAAAGGCAACCCCATACTTTGAGGTTATGGCTGCAAGGATGCTGAGTAATTTTATTGCTGGGAATAATTCGTTGTATTCAATCTCTCCGCTTCCTGTACTCGGATTTATATCTGTGCTGCCTCCATCGCCATAAGTCAAGTTGCGCCCTACAATCAAAGGATATCTAACCTTGTGGTCGGTTGTTGCATCAGTTATCCTTGTCAATACCTCTGCGCCTGTATAAGTATGAGCCAAGCTGTTAAGGAATGTTAAGGCATTTAGCTTATCTTTTCCAAATTTGTCTTTTAAGCTCGTTAGATTTCCGTAAAAGGTTACTTGATAGCTATATGCCTCATTGTCTTTTATTTCGCTTTTCTCTAAAGACATTTGCCCTTCCCTGAACGTAGTTAAATCAATCTCAATGAATGCGCTCCTCCTAATGTTTTGGTCTATTGTTTGGCTTACATCATTTTGGTAAAAATGGTTGAAGATTTGATTGTTGTTTGGAGTTGCTGGAACTGAAAAGCTTTGCGAGAAGTCCGTAAATACCTTACTAATATCTTGAACGTTTTGTTGTGTACTCTGAACGCTGATTTGCTCGTCATCAAACAAGTCAAGTTTCTGCCCTTCAATATATACTTGTACCGACCTCATTAAATTACGTTGTTTATCATATTAAAGGCAAAATCAAATTCAATTGTATAATTCATTGTGCCGTCATTTAATCCTGTTTGCTTTTCTAAGCTCTTGGTTTTTACAATTACTGGAGTGTATTGCGTGTCATTCTCGTAATCTAATAAAGTAACTTTCTCGCTTAACAATAGTTGTTGCAAATATTCTGCATATCCATCATTCACAAATCCTGTATTTAGCTTTATTGTTTCTTTACCTGTTGTGTTAAATTCTTTTACTTGACCTTGTGCCGTTTGACTGTATGGTATTGAAGCTGGATTTGCTTTGTAACTATCCGTCTTTACGGCTATGTTTCTTCTTTTGGCTTTTTGAAAAAATACCCTTGACCAGGATCCGTATTTGTTTATAAAATCTACAATTACAGGTTGGTATTTAGGCTCGCATTGCTTTTCAAATGTTGCAGTCCATCTTACTGATGCGCCTCTCATAAGTTCGGTCTTGTTTCCATCTGCTAAGTTACTGTCGTGTACTCTTGGGAATGTTCTCAAGCCAAGCGTTGAAAATGCAATATTTGTAACAACGCCTGTTCTTAGATTTGTGTATCTAATAAATTCGTTTACATCAGAAAAGTTTACATCAATAGTTCCAGCCATCGCATTAGCTTGGCTTGTTGGTAAAGACGAATCGTAATTGTATAAATATGTACCCTCGTCTAAACCTACCTTTGTAAAACCTCCTGGATTTGCACCCTCCATATAGTAACCAAAGCCATCCATAAACTCGCCTGTTTCAGTTCCAGCAGATGACTCAGTACCCCCAACCGTTTTAAACTTTTCAATCTTATAATTGACTACAAAGTTTGTATTTATTGCAGTATCGTAAGTATTGTATATATTCTGAAAGGTAGTAAAGTTAAAATACTCTCTTACATAAGGAGATATATTATAATACGTTGCTGTAATATTAGAGGATGGTATTTTCTTGCTCAATGTATATTGAGGGTCTGAAGTAAAACTTGCGGTATTTGATAAATATAGTTTAACCTTTGTTTCCGTTTGGTTGGTTTCGTCAATCTCAACTATGTATGGCGACCTTGCTAAATTCATTTGCTTAATCTTTTAAAATTCTCACTTGTTATTTGGTTGAATAGTTTTTCTATATCCAGACCGTATTTTTCTACTAATTCATCAGGCAGCTGCTTGAAATATTTTTCAAATGGCTTTGTAAAAAACAATGTAGGCTTTAATCCTCTATTGTAAATATTCTTGGCGATAATATAACCCATTGAATTGTATCCGCCTTTTGCGAACTTGCCCTTTGCATCTCTAAACCTTATATTTTTTCGCTTTGCCCAGTCAGCCATTTTTCTGCGAAAGTCTGCAAAGGTTTTGTTGCTCTTTCCACTTCCAAACCTAAAGTCGCTGTTAGGAGCTTGTTGCCCTTTTATTTTTGCGTTTGGAGATACCTTGCTTGGGTTTGCTCCACGAACTCCTTGGTCTTGATAAAATCCGTACTCATCCATCTCAAAGCTGATTTGAATAGAGTTCTTTGATTCTTTGACATACGACCTTAAACTCTTTTTTAAATTACCTGAATCCGTTCTACTGGATAGGTTGCTCTTTGCCTCTCGGATTACATTATCTCGGAAGTCATTTAACAGCTCTTGTATGTTTTCGAATTCAGCCATTAGCAGATTGTCATGTCATTTGGTATAAGTATGTCACATGTCATTGTGAAGCCACCGAGCTTGTTCTCAAATCGCTCAGTAAACGGCTCGCAAGTTACGTTTCCATCTACTTGAAATTTATCGCTATATAAATCTCCTCTCCTTAAAAGTTCGTAGCATCTATTCTGAACGGCAAGCATTGTATTTAATACCCAAAGCTCGTTATCGTTTCCATCGAATTTATTTGGGCTTTCGTCTTTTGATATGTCAGTAATATCCATTGCAAGGATTGAAATATTAAACCTAATTACATTCCCCTCAAATGTTGCTGTGTTAACAATTAAATGCACAAGCGGAAATATCGTTTGTTTGGCCAAGTCAACCTCAAAGATGTCGCCTTGAGTTACGGTGTTGATTATTGGATCCGATTCAAAGTGCGTTTTTAGTTTATCTATAATATCAAAATAATTCATCTTCTCATTTGTTGTTTAAGTTCTCTTGCTTCGATTTCGTTTTTTTGTTTTTCGAACGTGAGATATGTGAGACATTTAGTAAGTCGGTAGCCTGTAACTTTGTCAAATTTGGTAACATCTCCTTTAGCGAGCGCATAGATTGAGCTATACCATCCCCATTGTTTGCCGAATAGATGCCTTTCGCTGTATTGCTGAAATTCGTCATCGTCTTCAGTTCTCTCTGTAAATAGTTGATTGTAAGACTCAGTAATTCGCTTCCTAAAGTCCAAAAAAAAAGCGAGGCACTTATTGCTACATCCAAAGGAGCAAACCTCATTAAATCTTGCATATCCTCGTTTGGCTCATAATCTACAATCGAATACTTGTCCTTTTGCTTTTCATTTATAGGTCTATACATTACAGCCATTGCCTTGTGATAGGTTTCCCAATTCTGCAAGTGATTTTCCAAGTCAACGTATTCTCCAAAAGTAACCTCATCAAGCTTTGGAATAAAGCCGAATTCAATGTCCTTGATTTTAAAATGCCTAACCAGCTTTGGCTTTTCGCTAAACACCTTTGTAAAGTGCGTAATCAATCCGTTTAAGTCTTTCATTTTTATTTTACCAACCTCAGATAAATCTATTCCGCAGAATATTTGTATCATCTTTTGAGCAATAAACTCCTCATCATTTGAAGCCTCTCTCGTCTTTACGAATTTTTGATACCTTGATAATGGTATCTCGCTTAAAGAAGTTGGTAGTAATAAATCTACTTTCATGTCTATATAACCTTTTTATTTTTGATTTGTATACCCTAAAGAATTGAATACTCTCCAAAGTTTTTATTTAAGCCTATTGTTTCCATCTCGTGATACCTGACCGCATCCAAGGCGTGATTAAATTTGTCAATAGGTTTATTTAGTTGCTTGCCTGTTTTATCCTTATCCCAACAATAGCTGCGCAGCTCTTTTATTAGGTTGGTGCTTTGAGAAGTAACTAAATAATCTTGCCTTTGCATTACATCAATTCCGTAATTAACTGAATCCTTGCCTTTCGTTACGCCTTTTATTGTGATTCCGTAGCGTTGAATGTCTGCAATGGATTTAGGTTCGGCAGAATCTGCATAAACTGGAACATCTTTGGGTAGGATTTTAAAAATATCTGAATTTAGTAATCCTGTTTGATAGGTCATCTCATCCAGGATCCTTTGCTCATTGTATTTATAAACTGCAATTATTGCTGTTGGATCCGCTGAGTACCCAAAATCAAGCCCGATGCCTATCAATCTTGCCTCCTCAGGTATTTTGTCAATCGTCTTGTAGTTCGTAAATACTGCGCCTTGTAATTGACCGACCTTGCCCTCTCCGTAAACCGTCCACCAATTGCGCCAATATGCGCTTGTCTTCGCTTTTAAGCGATTCTTTTCTATTTGTTGGATGATACCCTCGTCAAGTGCTTGATTGTCCTTGTACGTTAATATTATAAAATCAGCATCAGGTTCGTCTTTTAGTTCCCTATGCACCCAAAACTCATTTGCTGGGTTAAAGTCAAGGTATATGCTTCGCTTTGTTCTGATTGAAAGTTCGTTGTAAGCTTCAAAGGTTACATTGTTGCACTCGTTAATATACAAAATATCTCTCCTCGCTCCTCTGAGTTTGCTTGCATCGTCTGCGCTAAAAAACTCGATAAAACTTCCGTTTGCAAATTCGTACTTTAAATGGCTCTTATTAAAGCGATCCTCTTGGAATCTATTTGTCCATTTCATAATTTTCAAGAAATCTCGAAGGGCACCTCTGCGCAAATGCGGTATGCTCTCGGCAACAACGCTTATTTCTAATCCGCTTTTTTTTGCCGCCTTGTCTATAAGCACAGGAAGTATGCCGAACGTTTTACCAGCAGATGTGCCTCCCTGAATTATTTTGATTCGCTTTTTGAGAGCGAGTATTTTATTTATCGCTGTCGTCCTCTGTAACATCAGGGAATAAAGGTTGCTCTATATTTGTTTGTTCGATTTGTTGCAATGGCGCACCGTATGCACTATCCATTAATTTTTGATAGGCTTGGGTGTCTCCTTCTCTTGCTTTTTTGATTAGAGCTAAGGTCATCAAATCCTCTTGGCTCATATCTTCTAATTGGCTTGTTAAAGGATTCTTAAGATTCTGCTCAACGGATAGCCATCTCTTTGCTATTGTGCTTCGGTTCTTGCTTCCCTTTGGTCTTCCGTTTGGGTTTCCGCTTTGCCCTTTTTTGAATTCGTGTTCCTTAATATGTTCTTTGCTCATAAGGTGCTGTATTTATGCTGTAAACGTTTTAAATTTCTTTTGGTGTTTACTATTCGTAAGTTTCAAAAACCGTCTTCATCTTATTATGGATTTCCCTGAGACAGCTTGCGCAGTTTGTTGCGTTTGTTTTTACTCTAAAGATTCGACTGTATATTTTTATCATCTCATCCCTTTCGCTTGGTCGGTAGGTTGTTGATTCTTTTGCAAACCATTCCTTTAGCCAATTGTATTCGTCTTCCAGTAGGCAATCAGGCTTTTTTGTAGTTCTGAATAACTCGTTAAGCTTTTTCTTGCGTTTATCGCATCCGCAGTCCTCTCCTAAAATAAACTTTGCGACCTTTGCAGCTCCTGTCTTTTGCAATACCTCCTCAACTATATCTCCGACTTCTTTTTTAGGTTGCTTTCTTGGTTTCCGTTTTTTTGTTGTTTTACTCATATCTCTTTTTTAAATACATAATAAAGATTCCATTATATCAATCTCCTTTTGCGTTTGTGTATCCGCTTTAAGGTTGCCTACAAGCTTGCTCTTTAATCTTTTTATTTCTTGCTTGATGTACTTGGTTCGATATATCGGTCTGGTCTCCTCTGCCTTTTGCACGATGTATCCGTGTTCTTCGAGAAGCTTAATGCTTTCCTCAATCCTTGCTTGTTGTTCTCTGTAATGGTTAAAAATTTGATTGTCTATGCTCATTGTTTTTAAGTTTAGTGTATATTCCTTTCTCTGATTCGCTTAAAGATGCGTAGTTGTAAATCTTATCTTCAAGCATTTCTTTTTCCGTTTTATAATATGGCTCGTCTTTATGCCCTAAAGCTGAGGCTATCCTTAGCCATACCCTCCGTTTAGTGCTTTTGCTGTTGCCTATTTTAAACTCCTTGTATTCCATTCCTTTGCTCATAACTTACTTCTTGTTTTTTTGCTTTACAAAGTATCGGTATTCGTCTTTTAATTTCTCTCGGAGCTTTGCCTTGCACCTTTTCAAAGTATAAAATATCGTCTTCGTGCTTATGTTAGAACCCTCTGCAATTGCTCTCATGCTGATTGCATCCTCTCGATGTTTATCTTGTATCCCTGTATAAACTCTGAAAACTCCATTGTCAAAATATTGCCACGTATTCATCTCCTTAATGATTGCAGCTTCCAAGTTGTCGCTATCGTTTGGTTGGTAATAATCATATTCAACAGCAATTGGATTTTCTTCTATATCTATTTTGCGCACCTTTTGTTTTTCTTGCTGATAATTTAAGAATAAATTTTTAAGAATCGTATATAAGTAGCCCATATTTAGCTCTCCATTGTTGATTGCAATTTCTTCCTTTCCGTATTTCATTAGCTTGATATAGAACTCTTGCACAATGTCCTCAGCGTAAAAATGTTCGCCTAAGTCGTGAATGATCCTGATAAAATCATCTTGCTTTTCTTGAACTTTTACAATCCACTCCATTGGTTAGTATCTAATCAAAAGTAGTGATTATTTTTTAAACCCCATAAATCCCATAAATCCCACCTTTTTACCCATAAATATTTTTAGCATAAAAAAAAGCCGTTCGTGTAAAACGGCTCTTTAAAATAACAAGACCTCACAAGCGCACGTTCAAATAACACTTGTATGTTGGTATATACAAATGTAGCCATAATTTTTTAAACTAAAAAGCCGAACATCTCTGCTCGGCTAATTACTAACATTTAAAAATCCGTATTAGAACGGAACATCGTCAGAGTCGTTGCTTTCATAAGATACCTCTTCAGGTTGCTCTCGGTTAAATCTCCAAGCTTCCAAAGTGTTGAAATATTTTACTTCGCCTTTTGGTGAAGTCCATTCTCTGCCTCGTATGTTTATATCAGCATCAACTGCATCTCCAACCTCGTACTCATCCAGCAAACCGCATTTATCTTGCGTTAGCTGCAATGAAACCAATTGAGGATACTTATCCTCCGTTTCAATTACAAAGTCTCTCTTTGCAAATTTTTGACTGATTTGTTGGGTTTCCCCTTTTAGGTGTAATCTTCCTTTTACATTCATTTGTTTATTATTTAAAAATTATGTTTATAGTTATGCCTTTCGATTTGTAGCTTGTAATATTCAAAAGCTCTAAATCCTGTTATATGGCTATCCGTAGGAACAAAATATTTCCATCCTTTTGAAGCTCCCCTATTTATATAATAAAACAAAAAAGCTGCAAGTTTGCCTGTATCCTTTTCCATCAATACGCTTGCAGTATGATCTGAGGTTGGTATTATTTCTTTTATGCAAAAACTTTCCTTATTTACATTACCCTCCCTATCCTTGCGATTAAATCTCTCGCATACTATTTGAGCAAATTCGTTTAACTCTTGCGCTACTTGTTTATTCATACCTCTTGCGCTTTGAATTGTTCGTGAATTAATGTCTCGTAATACTCTCGGCATTCCTTAACTCGGTTGTATATCTTTTCAATTGCTTCGGCATCGTAATCAATCTCATAGCATTTTATCCTCTGCTCCTTTGGTACTCTCTCAAAGTTGTGTTGCATTTCTACTGCGTTCCTTACAATAGGGTTATCATCTATTTCTTTGAGCTTGTAATGCACTCTCCTTACCTCATCCTCAACAATGTCGCTTGGTGTATCTACTAAGCAATAAACGAGGTAGGCTTTCCGTCTTCCTGTAAGCTCCATGTATCCCTGAAGCTGGTAATAGTAGTCCTTGTTCGGTATGTCTTTTTTGAACCAAGGAAAGGTTGTCGCATCGTAGCTGCTTTTCACATCAAGCACAAAGTCTTCATTCAGCACGTCAGGAGTTCCTGTCAAGTATTCATTCTCGTAAAACTCCTCATTCTTTGACATTGCGCCCATCTTTAAAACCTCCTCAGCCAGCTCAATACTTGCATCTTCAACCGCTAAGCCTTTATCTATGGCTTTGCTCCATACATCTTTGCTATATCCGTACATTTTCTCAATAGCATAGTCCTCTAAATAGCCTTGACAAGTCTTGCTTAATTGCCCTTTTGTACGGCTGTTAGGCATTATCTTTCCAATAGCGGAACATCTTATCTTAAAATCTTTCATAGTTGCTCAAGTTGTTTAGGAGTTAATGCATAATTTTCTTTGAGCTTCTCTGCTGTGTACTCTCCGTTTGCAATCATTTCTAAAGCATTTTTGAAAGTAGATGCATTTAGCTTCTTTTTCTCTTTCGTCTTTCCGTGAGTATTCGTAGAATCAGCATCCTTTGTATCATCAATTAAGAATAATCCGTTTAAGGCATACTTTCTTGCATAACTGGAGGATGAGCCAAAGCTCTGAGCGATGTCCATTCCTTTGCGATTGATATCAATTCCAGCCTGAGCTTTTACCGCTTGGACTTTATTGCCATCAGTTATCATTGCAGTCGCTTCTACATACATACAACCAGCGGCTTCCTTTACCTCATCGGTAAGGTTTAATACTAAGCCATTGAGCAAAGGCTTTACCGCCTCCATAATATCCTCACATGAGCGATATTTGTACTTGCCAAAGCTATTATACTGATTCTTTGGCGCTTTCAGTTGTTGTTGGATTTCTCCAAGTCTTTCGATTAGTTTGTTCATAACGTGTTTATTTATTTTGATTTATATAATTCTGCACAAGTTCATAATGTGCAACATAGCGATTAAAATTGTGATAAGTTTCTCTAAGTTCTTTTTCTCCTTTGTAGTCTCCCTCCAGGCCGCACTTGTTTGCCTCTGCGTATATAGCTTCCTTGTAAGAAATTGCCTTATTAAAACTTAAATCAAAAAGCCATTGATTGCTTATGCGCTCATTGATTATTTCCCTGTCTTTAATTTTGATTGATAAGATTCCAGCGGTCGCTGAAACCTGGATTGGTTTTCCTTTCATAATACGATTTTAATTGTTAGTGATATAAAATTAATTAATGTTATGCTCTTATGCAAATTATTCTTTTAATGCTTTCGTCTTTTGCTTGTACTCCTCAATAATATCTTTCAATTCTTCTCTTGTGTACTTGCGTGTTTTGTGTGCTTCTTCGTGTAGCTTAAACAGTTCTTCGCCTCCTATTCGTTTTTCTATACCGATTTGGTAGTTCAATAGATCACCGCTTTTATCTTTGTTGCACGGTCTACTACATTGGGCGTGACAATTCAAAGGATTAAATCTGACAGAACCGTGTCCACCTGCAGAATAGTAATGACCTGCATCTATGTTTCCTTTGCGTAATGGCTTACCACAAGAAATACACGGATAACCTTTCGCTTCGTCTCTTGCTCTTATATATGCGTTAAAATAACGTTGTGCTTTTTTAGTTAAGCTTTGAACAGTTTCTAAAGATTCTTTTAGTTCTTTTTTTTCTTTTTTCCAATTCTTGACCTTTGCAGTTTCTACCCATACTTTAACGCATTCAGACTTAAAGCAATATTTTTGATTAAAGTGCTTTGCTTCAAATTTCTCTTTGCAGTTTTTACAACGTGGCATTATCTTAAATAATAAATAAATTTTAATTGGTAACCGTCTGCCTTTTTAATATTTGGATATTTTTTTTCTAAAAATTCCCACTTTCTTGTTTTATGCCTGTGCCACATTGTTACAGGATGAATCCTTTCGCCTTGTTCCGTTATATAAAAGTCTGCTTTAATTTTATCAATTAACTTGTAATTAGCAGCTTTATATATTGTTCCTTTATTGCCTACACTTGTATCGGAATAACTTATTAACGCTTTTATATTCTTATACCTAACCTTTAAAAAATTGTGTAATAAAGATAAAGTAATTGTTTCTGAAAACTTTGGCATTTCATCAGATAGCCACATTCTATCAAATTCTACAACTTCGCCTTCTTTAAATTCTCCATTTTTTTTTGGTCTTATGCCATATCCAATTTGTAAAGCGCCATTAATCTTTTCTTTATAGTAAACCAAGAAATTTAAAAAACTATTCTTTGTTGGTTTTTTAGAATAATGCTTTTGTGCAATAATATTGTCTGCTTGATTTTTTTCGCACATTATGATCTTAATTTGTTTTGATTTACATTCATAACCAACAACATAATCAGTCCAATCTTTTACAGGATTCTTTTTTAACTTTTTACTCATCTTTTTGAAATATGTAAACCTCCTCTACGTTACAATCTATGTTAGTGCATAAGTGTACGTTTATTATGCCGTCATCTTCTAAGTTAAAGTCTTCGTATTCGTGTTGCTCTGTCCATTTTATTGACTCTGTGCATTGTGGGCATTTCATAATTCTAATTTAGCATCGTTAATAATTTCTTTTAGCTTGTCTATTTCGTGTTTATGTTCTGCAATGATTAATTGATTTCTTAAATTAGATTTGCACTCCATATGATACTCTTGCTCAAATTCTAAAAAGACGTTATGAAAATGCTCAATGTCCTTTGCACTTTCTCTCATTGAATTAATCAAATCCTTTCTTGCTGGATGTTTTTCTTCAAGCTCCTCAATGCTTTCTTTGAATTTGATTAGTACCGTCTTTAGGTTAATCTTGGCTTTTAATATTTCTAAGGGGTTCATATTTTAAAATAGTCTTTTTTGCGAAATATGGTTTTTTATTCGTTTTATTGAGGCATTATAATATTCTTTGTCAAGTTCACAAGCCGTTAATTCAAAACCTCTTTCATGACAGGCTAAAGCAATACTTCCGCTGCCTAAATGCGTGTCAAGTATCCTATCTCCTTCTTTTGCGTACTTTTTTAGAATCCAATCGTAAAGTTTTTTAGGTTTTTCCGTTGGATGTATTTTACCTTTGCCGCCCATTCCGCTCTTATCGTAACACCTTGTAGCTTTATTAAAAGAAGTCCAAGCTAATTCTCCATCTGCAAAAGTCATTCCTGTTTGTTTAAACCAAAATATCCAACCCATACTTGGCTCAAGAAATTGTGTCATATAATTACCTCCCCAAACTATTTGATTTTTACTAACTCTAAATAATTCATTAAAAAAATCTTTGTTTGGTGTTTCGTTATCCCATTCTTTTCTATCCCATTTTTTAAACCTACTTGATTTCGGCATACCTCCGCTTGTTAGTCTCTTTATTCCGTAAGGTGGGTCAATTATTGCAAGGTCAAAATAATTATCCTCATACCTTGACATTAAAGCCATATTATCTTCGTTTGTTATTTTTATCTTATTAGATACGTTCATTTTTCTTTGGCGTATATTTTATTGTAAACGTTCGGAGCTGTATTTTCTTGCTCATAATATAGGAATTTTTCTTTATCAAACCACAATATGAGTTGACCTATCTGCCCAGCGGAGCGAGGCTTAATTTTATTAAAGTTGATAATAGCTTGATTGTAATTTAAATCCTCTCGGTGTACCGTTATCATACATTTACCACTATTAAACCATTCGGATCCTCCCTTTAAATCGTATGGACTTGGAACGCTTCGCTTTCCGTTTATCTTTTCCGTTAGCTTTGGATGTATAATTGTATGCAGATGCAATTCGTTATCCTCTGCGATTTGATTTCGATACGGTAAGACGACCTCTAAATATTGTGCATATCCTCCAAACTCATGGTATGGATGGCTCAGGTCTTTCCAGCTGTCAATGCTTGCTGTTTGCAATCCGCCTTTTTGTTTAAGCTCAACCGCATAGTCATAAAACTGAAAAGGAGTCATCTTTGCTTTTACATCTTTTTTGGTTAGGATATGAAAGTGCTGGAATATCCAATCTAAGGAATTTCGTATTTCTCTATCCTTGATTACGTTCCGCTCTTTAGGATTAAAGCTTTTGCCTGTAAGCTTGTGGATCAAATCCGCAACAATCTCAACGTTGCTTCCAACATCAGGGAAGTAAACCAAATGCTTCCAGCCATAAAATTTAGAGGTATTCAAAAGGCACTCCATTAAGACTTGCGTTTTTCCTGACATTGGAAATCCTGTCCAATCGGTGCAGTTGCCTAATTGCATTGAATAAAATTCATCTAATCCTTTCCAACCTAAATACTTTCCCTTTTGATGGTAGTTGTCTCGGTGTTTAAATATCTTATCAATTACATCTCCTGTCTCTGTTACCTTGTATCCGTCTATTGCCACGCTGCTTTAAATTTAGTATGTTCACTTTTTGGTTCTTCTTTCTTTAGCCAATTCTTGGCGGTTAAATATAATGATTTGTATTTCTTATTTTGTTTAAAGTTTTCGATTGAATCTAAAACATCGTCAATCTGTTGCTTCAAGTAATTAGCCTCAAGCTTTTTAAATTCATCTTTTGACATAGACAAATGAGCGAAGCTCCTGTATATAGTTTCATTTACATTATCACTATCACTTACACTTACACTATCGGGTTTTTTGGGTTTTTCAAAAAAGGCTTGGGTTTTTTGGGTTTCTTTGGGTTTCTTTGGTCTGCCTCCTTTAGCTCCGTTTATTCTTTGCCTATCAACAAATACATTGTACTTCTTTAAATCGCGCTTTAGAGTCTGTTTAATGCTCTCAAATGCTATATCAATGATAAACTCCGCTTCAGGATTCTCATCAGCGCAATAAGAAAATATGTGTTTAATTAATTTACCAGCTTGTTCATCGCTTAATTTGTCAAAGATTCCTCTTTGATCCATATAAAGAATAAAGCTCTTTTTGTCTTTCGCCATAAAATTAAATTAAAAAAAAACGTTGCGCTTTCAAGCGGTGGCAGCTTTACTCACGCAACGTAATAAACCAATGAAAAAAAGTTACTTGCCACCTAACTTCTTTTAGAAATTAATCTATGTTTCCATAGACTAAACAAATTATGAACGCCCAAATATAATTAATTATCTTTTCCACGGCGCAACAATTGTTATTTTTTTTATTAATCCTTTCCATTTTCCCCAAGTATGGATTGCCTCCGACCTTGAATAAGCAACAACATAATCAATAGCTTGCAGCGGATTATGTAGGTCTTTATCGCTTTTGTATAGGTTGTACTGGATTCTAAAAGTATGCAATCTGCAATCCGTTCTTTTTACTCTGCGAGAGTACAACTCCACATCGAAGTTGTCCCAATCGTCTATATTTATTTTGTGCGCCATCCTTATAAATTTTTAATGTATTTCTTTGCTTGTCGCTTCATGTACTTTTTATCCAGCCATTCTAAAAGCTCAATAGTATTAAATACCATTGTAAACTCTTTGCCGTATTCGTCTTTGCCTACCAAATAGGTTTCGTTATCAGGTGTACTCATAAACGTATTAATGTCGTGAAGCCTCTTGGTTATTTTGTTCTTTGTCATTATCCGAATATTAATATTGTGTAGTAATACACGGTTGCCAATGTGCATAAATATAATATGCCGTAAATAGTGTCTTTTAGTTCTTCCTTTTTCATAATCTATTTAATTGTATTTAATTGTTTAGTAAATCTTTCGTTTAATCTGCCGATGCACATACCGTAGATAACGATATTATGTTCGTTTTTCTTTTTGATGTTAGGCATTTCTAAGCCAATGCCAAACGCATTTGACCATTCGGCATTGTCAATCCTTGTTTCAAAGTGTTCAATTGCTTCTTGGATCTCAATAAGAAGCTCTAACGTTTCCTTTCTTTTCATTGTTATTGGTTTTTAGATTTTGTAATTGCTTGAGCAAGTAAGACTTGGATCTCCTTGTTTACGCTCCTCGCATTCTTCTTCGCTGATGCCTCTATTTTATCATAAAGGTCTTTCGGTAAGTTGATTAATTTTTGTTTCATATATCAAATATATATAAAAAATATATATAAATAATATAACCAATAAAAATATTTTTGATTTGCTTAAAACAAATGCGTCAATCTTGCCACTTGACCGTTCTCTTTATGGTGTATGAAACCCTCGACAGCCTTAGGTGAGTGCTGATAGCCTTTAATGTGGTGCCAGCTATCCGTTCCGCTTGGACTTCGTAAGCTCTCAACGGTTACTCCAATGAAGTCTTTGCTCGTTTTGTGATGTACGTGATGGGTATAAACGTATCGGTGCTTAGTCTTAGACCATTCAATTGGGAATTCTTGAGCCATTAACAGCGGAAGATCCTGGATTTTTGCACCGTCTCCGTGTGTAGTACCGATAAGATTGCTTCCGTATTTATATCCTTTCCGATGCGATATTGAACAATCAAAGGAGATGTTTTTGTTATTCTGAAAATATGTTTTGATGACATCGGCAAGAAAAAATCCTGTCTGATAGTCGTGATTACTTGGATTAAAAGTAAAATGAACATCTGCAACCGCAATCAACTGGAGCAAAATATCAACATAGAGCTGCTTGGCTATTAAGAAGTTTGAGTACCATTGTCCGTCAGTATCTTGTTTTGTGCCAGCGGTTGTTGTTCGGCTTGGAGTATCGATGTGAAGAATATCGTTCCCTCCAATGAATAAAATCTTATCAATAGGAAACCCTTGTGCTTTGTTTAGAATGCCTTGTACGCCCTCCTTTACCCTTTTGACGGCGATTTGATTGTTATAGTCTTCACCTGTTTCGAATGAATCTGCAAGCTTGCCTATATGTATGTCTGCCGGATCAATAACAAGCAGATAATCTTTTTTTTCAGCTGTACGTTTTATTGTCGGATACTTAGGAGCAAATTGCTTCATATCCTCAATGAGCTTTTTGCATAGCTCTTCTAACTTATTCTCTGCATCGTCTTTATGCAATGGGTTCTTAAAGAATAGACTTGCTTCTTTTGTTTTGAGCCATCCGTGTTTAACGCTATCCATATCAACCCCAGCTTGTTCAGAAGCTGCCTTTAAGCCTCTATACTTAAAGACGATATCAGCTTCATCAGGAGTTAATCTATAACGCTTGTTTATACTCATATAAATTTCTTAAAAACTTGTAAAGCTCCTAAAACAAGAACGATTAAAAACACCCATAAAAGATAGTTAGGTTGTTTACTTGCTTTTGCTTTTTGCACTTCTACTCTTGTTTCGTATCTTATCGTGTCTCGGTGTATCTTGTATTCTATTCGTGTTTCTAATCGTGTTTTTGGTACAAACACATTCTCATAATGTACTATCGTATCTTTTGAACTAAAGTATTTTTCATATACTATAGTGTCGTGTCTGACTACAGGTATGCTATCAATTGTTGCTATTCTAATCGTGTCGCTTGAAATAAGCGGTTTTAAGCCCTTTTTGAGAGCTTTGCGGTAGTGATAGTTAGATGAACAACTAAACAACGTTAGAACGCAAATAAGACTATAAATTCGCATATTCCTTTCTTGCATCAAAAGACGGACAAGCTTTGTTCGCAAAGTCTCGGTGTCCAAATATCTGCATATCTTTGTTATGAGTGTATATTAATTCCTGTATCAATTTGACTAAAGCATCCTTTTGTTCTTTACTTCGTGTATCCTTAGCTTTTTTCATATCCTTTGACATTCCCCCAACGTAGGCAATCCCAATAGAATTTTTATTCTGCCCTGATGTATGAGCTCCTGACTTCTTTATTGGTCTGCCGTATTCAACCGTTCCATCAATGTGAACGAGAAAGTGGTAGCCTATGTCATTAAATCCTCTTTTCAAATGCCACCGCCTTATATCAGCGACATCATGCTTACGTCCTTCAGGCGTAGCTGTGCAATGGATAATGATTTTATTTATTTTTCTCATTAATGTCTTTGAAGTCCTGAGTCACTTCTTTGGCTCTTGCAAACAAGTTCTTTAGGCTCGCCCACAAGTCAATACCTTTTACGGCTTTAAAGTTTTCGTTAATACTTATGACCTCAATTGATACCAATACCAAAGCAAGTATTTTAGTTGTCATAAGTTCCACGCTAAAGAATGTCAAGATAATGTCATTAAGAATGAAATAATCAATAAGGTAAAAAAGCATAACCGTAACCTCGTATAATAGTATCTTTGAAATGACCGCACTCAGTTTCCTGGATGTGATTGGAGTTTTAAGTTTTCGAGATTTCCATACACCTGTTAAAGTGTCAAGAATTACGGACATGCCGATTAAAATCAAGATGCCTGATATAGGCATAAAGAAGCTGCTAACAATTGCGAGTAATTGCATAGAATAGTTGTTTAGTTTAGTTGTTAGCAAAAGTAACTCGTTTTTCATTCTTCTATGTATTGAACCAACTGGTATGTTAGATAAATTGCAAGAAAACAACCAATGCAACGTAAGTGAAAAGCACCATTCCAGAACAAGCTAAACGCTGAAAAGTAGCCAGCCATGAAATAAAGTACGGATAGTATTTTTGTATGCATTGTTATTTTATTTCTGCAGGTTCGTTTACAAAACCATCTTCGATAGGCGCAGACCATTCAGAAGTTTGCATAAGCGCAACTGCTTCTGCGTTTGTCATTTCTTGTAAAGGTACAACACTTCCGTCAGTTATAAAGCTTGGTTCTGAATCGTACTTAATTACAAACTGCGTTTCGTCTAAACTTTTTCTAATCGTTTTTTTATCAGTTTCTCCGATTTGCGAAAAGTCAATTAAAGGCAAGTCTGCTATATTAATTGTTGCGTATGTTTCTGCTATTTTTTTCATCGTCTTTATGTTGGTACGTTAGATATAAAGTTGCCGCTTGACATATTAGTCATTGTTCCGTTGTTGCTTCCTACATTGTCGCTGATTGTCGGGAATGTGTCGCCATCGCCCATACGGAACCAAGAAACCAATCCGCTTGTTCCTGTTAAGTCGTTAGGAACGCCTGAATTGTAAATTGTAGTTACATCGCTTGCAGAAAGTTCTGTGTTAAAGATTGCAACTTCGTCTATTGCAGATTTCGAAAAAAGAGCTGAGCCATTTCTTGCGCCTATTTGGAAAGGTGCTGCGCTTACGGTTGTTGCGTTTAAGGTATGTTGTTTAGTTAAACTAACGCTTACTCCGTCAATATATATCTTAATGCCACTTGTCGCACTATTTCCGCTATAAGTTAACGTAATGTGATGCCAGTTCGTATCAGTTATTGTTGCCGTTGTTGTGGCGTAAAGTCTTTTGCTTGAAGTGTTTTGGCTTCGTAAAATAAACCTTATTTGATTTGAACTATTTATAAAAAGTATGTAACCTCTAAAGTTGCCGCTTGATTCCATTTTTGCAACTATTGTTTCATTAATTCCTGTCGCTGCTCTTGCTACCCAAGCTGATATGCTAAAGGCACTTGTTCGTTCAAAATCTAAAACATCGCCCATTGTTACAAAGTCATCAACACCATCAAACCTTGTACTCAATGTATTTGAGAAACCGCTTGCGCCTGTAATATTGGTTTCTCCGCTTGCGCTGGATTCATATATTTTACCCCAACGAATCGTGTTATTAGTTGCGCCTTTGCCGTAGCCGTTTGTGTTGTTTACTGATGCCTCTCCCCAATCTATTGTGTTCGCCATTTCTTATGTTGTTATGTCGCCGAATAAATACCAAGTATCCGTAGCCACTTTTAATATTGTTGCAACTGCGTATTGAGCTGCAAGTTTCGTCTTTCCTCCGCTTGAGTTTAGCGTAACGCCTCCTGTTGGAGCAACCGTTACCTGACCAGCACCGCCTTGTATTAATTCTATTCTTGTACCAATTGGAAAAGCAGTTCCGCTATTTAATGGGATCCTGGCATCTATTGCGCTACCGTTTGTAAGCGTAACCGTTTTATGAGCATCCGTTAAAACTAAGTTATAAGTTGTTACCGTTTGAGCATTTATTGTGCTGTCTTTAAGCTGCGCTCCGTTTATCTTTTTAGATACAAAACCGCCTGAGCCATCACTTTCCGCAATAGCAAACTCATCCGTACTTGCAAGGTTGCTACTTTTTGCCGTTATCTGACTTATTTTGATGTCCGCCATTCTCTAATTTTTGTAAATAAATTCTAAGTTTCTCAATGTCTTTTTTCTTTGCCTTGTATCTTACATTACCCATCCTGTAAAGTTTACGTCATCGCTCGGAAAAACGTCTCCGTCGCTGTTACTCGTGTACTCAGGAAAAGACGATTGATTGAAGTTCATATACTGAACAAAACGCTCTTTGTAGTTCATAGCCGTTTGTAATGCTTTCCCTTCTAAATAATCTATTTCGTTTTTATCTAC